AATTGGCTTGATGCCGAAGATAAGGTCCAAGACCTAATCTCGCTAGCAATTAATCATCTCCCTCGTTTATCAAACGGGGAAAGATTGGATGGATACCTTCGGAGGCGGCGTCACTCCTATCTTTCTAAGAAAGATCGGAAACACCTGAAGGGAAAAGTCAATTGGAATAAATTCCAGAATGGAAATAAAACCGTTGACAAACTCCTCGCTTCGAAACCAAAGGTCATACTGAAGTTTCTTCGTGTATGGCGTTGGTTGGATACTATCCTTTCTTTATCTTTTCCTAAGGAAAAGCCAAGTGTCACTCACTTCAAAATGAAGTGGTGGCAAATCATAGCTAATGACATAGTCAGTAGCGGCACAATTCACCACGCGTGCAAGAAGTGGAGCGCTTTCTCTCTATGGCTTGTCCTCCATTATGGAGGGGCCGTACAACCAGAAGCTAAATGGGAAAATTGGTTCCCCAGGCTTCCTAAGGAAACCTGGATGACCAAAGAACCCGGCACTCTTAGTAGAAAGGAAATGGCTTATTGCCGAATCCTCTCAGATAAAAGAGGACTTCCGTCAGGTGATCATATCACAAAGCGTTACGCTTTGGATAGACACCTGGAAGTACTCACCTCCGGGAGGCCTATGGCCTCCAAAGATAAGGAGAATCTGAGAATCTACGCCCGGAAAGCAGCGAAAATCGTTCTTTCCAAGGCAAAAGAGTCTGGTTGGTTCAAGAGAAACAGCGGTCACGTTTCTATCTCCAACTCAGCGTGTTTTGAAAACACCCGAGACTATGGAGGGAAGAAACAATTCATCTTGTCTTGTTTAAGAGCTTGGCTCATGAGCAAGCCTGACACCACTCGCAACACAGTACTCCCTACGGGAGAATCTGTAATTGAAGAGGCAGGTGTTCCACGATGGAAGACCGTTAAACCTCCAATGATGCCAGTAGCAACCAGTGAACCCTCCTCTGTGAGGAGGTCCACTGGTTTGCTCACAGAAGAGTTCAGCAATGCAGAACAAGAAAGAACTGGATTCCAGCTCTTTTCTTGGTCTTTTCTAACCCTACTTGAAGGCGGATACCTTGATAATCAAGGCTTCTCCACCGGAAAGCCGGTACCGGTAGGTAGAATACCTATCGGGGAACCCGGATGTAAGGTTAGAGTTGCTACAAAGACACTAGCTGCCCTTATCGTCTACGGACAACCTTACGCTCACGCTATGCGTGAACTTCTGGAGTCCGTCCCCGGACTGAAAGCAGGGCTTTCATCCGGCGCGCAACTACATGAGTGGTTGCGGATGACAGGAGGCAAACGACATGACTACGTCATGGTCGGTGACTTTGAACAGGCAACAGACTACATCCAGCACGATGCTGGACGTATTGCAATGAATGAACTCTTCGACGAGCTCGGAGCTCTTAAGAAAGGGTATGGCCAAGGTTACACGACGCTCCTTTGTTCACCTAGGGTGATCGAGGAGGACGGTGTTGTTACTGTAACAAACCGTGGTTGTTTAATGGGAGATCCTGGTACTAAAATAGTACTGACCTTCCTTGCCTTAGTAGCGAATTGCTACGCAAGGCGAAACAACGTCTCTGAAACCTTT